TTCCCCGGCCCGCTGGCGAGCAGCGTGGAGAAGGCCGGCGGCGCGGTGAACCGCGACCTGCGCCGCGAGCTGGTGACCGAGGCCGACGCGGCGCTGCCGGGCTACGCGGCCACGCGCCGAGCGTGGGCCGAGCGCGTGCGCCAGCCCACGCAGGCACTGCTGGCCGGCAGGAATCTGTTCCAGAAGACCGGGCTGGCGCAGGAGGAGCTGCTGCGCGAGGCGCCGCTCGGCACGCAGGACGCCGTCCGGGCGCTGCGGATCGGGGCGCTGGACAGCGCACGGCGCGCCGTGGGGCGCGTGCCGAACGCCAAGGGCACCGCCAACCTCGCAGGGGCGCTTCTGCGCACCGACGACACCGAGCGCGGGCTGCGCGCGCTGTCGGGCAACCGCGCGCGTCTGGACCGCCTCGTGGGCGCGCTGGAGGGCGAGCAGCGGATGCACGAGACGTTCCGCATGCTGGCGCCCGGCACCGGGTCGCGCACGGCGATCCTGCAGCAGGCTGGCGAGCAGGCTGACGAAGCCTCGCGGGTGGTCAAAGCCTTGATCAATCGCAGCCCGAGCGGCATGCTCATCGAGCAGCTGAGCACCAAGGGCCGCATGTCCGCCCCGGTAGCCGAGCAGATCGTCGCGCGCCTGATGAAGGCGCAACCGACGCCAGCTGAGCTGAACGCGATGCTGAGCAGCGACCAGATCCCGTTCGAGGTCAAAGAGGTGCTGCGGCGCCACGCGACCCCGTGGGGCGCTGGAGGCGGTGCGGCCGCGGCCAGCCTCGGCGGCGGATACCTGGACCCAGGGAGATAGCCCATGCCGAGCGTCAGAGACTACCTTGCACGCGCGCAACGCACGGGGCGCGGCATCGCCGACAGCAGCTTCGGTGCGCTCGAAGCCGCGGCCGAGCTTCCGCTCGTCTTCGGGTCGGCGACGCTCGCCGAGGTGCCGGCGCAGTTCATGAACGTGCTGGGCGCAGCGGGCGTTGTGGATCCGGCGATTGCGCGCGGACGCCGCGACCAGCTGCGGCAGGACCTGACCTACGCGCCCCGCACGGCGGGCGGGCAGGCCGCGATGCAGGACATCGGTGTGGCGCTGCAGGCGGCGCCGGGCATCCTGCGCGTCGCGGCCCCGGTGAGCGCGGCCCCGGTGAGCGCGGTGCTGGACGCCGCTGCCGTCACCGCGACGCCGGACTTCTCGACCCTGCTGCGGCAGGACGCGTACCGCTCGGCGCTCGAAGCGGCCGGCGCGGATTTCTCGAAGCTGTCCCCGCACATTGACCCGGGCCCGGCACCGGCGCGGGATCCGGCGATGCTGGCGCAGGTCGGCGAGCGGATGGAGAAGCGGTTCCGCAACGAGACGCGCCCGAGCGTGCTGCGCCAGCTGTACACGCAGCCCGGCGCTTTCAGCGCGGCCGAGCCCAAGGTGCTGAAGGTCGCCGGCCAGCGCATCAGCGCCTCGCCGATCACCTTCGGCGAAAGCGCCACCGCGGCGTTGCGCAACATCGGCACGGCGCCGCCGGAGAACCTCGTGCTGCTCGACCGCACGCCCGAGGGGTACCAGCACTACGTGGACACCATGCGCCGCGCCGTGACCGGGAGCGGCGACCCCAACATGGCCGCGGTGGACATCCCGAGCGCCGAGGAGCTGCAGGGCGCGGACATCGTGATGGACCGCTCCGGCAAAGCCGGCATGGTGGTGGACCGCGAGGGCAACATACGCGCGCTGTACAACACCGGCGGGCGCGGAGCGCCGAAGCGTTTCGGTGAGCTGGCGCCCGCGCTCGGCGTCGGCCTCGGCGGCACGCACCTCGACGCCTACGACACCGTGCTGCCGAAGATGTACTCGCAGTCCGGGCTGCGCCCGGCCGCGCGACTGCCGTGGAATCCCGACTTCGCGCCGGAAGGCTGGAACGCGGACGGCCGCATGATGCCCTTCAACAACGCGCAGCCGGACATCATGTTCATGACGCACAAAATGAAGCCGCGCGCGGGCAGCGAGGTGCTGGGTGCAGGCGTGGACCCCTACGACTTCCGCGCGCCGTACGAGTACCGCAGCAGGCGCAACAAGCTGGTGTCGCAGAAGCGCGCAGACGCGCTGCTGGTGCCGCCGGTGATCCCGGGCATCGTGAGCGAGGCCGACCGGCTCTACGAAGCGGCGAAGCGCCAGCAGCTGAACGCGATCGAGGGTCCGCAGGAGCTGGTGAACCCGGCGCCGTGGCGCACGCAAGGCGACCGCCCGCTGACCGACTGGGAGGAACTCAATCGGATACTGGGGCTGCGTCAGTTCCAGCGTCCAATGTGATATCGCCGGTCACCGGGTCCCTCCAGCCGACGCGGCGGTTGTTCAGGTTCGCGTCGACGTCCACGACGGCGATGCGCTCCTTGCGTCGGTGTTTGCGGTAGAACCTGCAGTCGTCAGGATCGCCGTACCGGCAAATCTCGCATGTGCAGCGGCGGCTCACGGCGTCTCCCCCCGCCGCGGCGGCATGGCCGCGCGCGGCGGATTCTCCGGCGGCTTCACGCGAACGCCATCGAGGCTTCCCTGGCCGCGGCCAGCTTGGCGCGCTTCTTGGCGTTGCGCACGGCGCACTTGCAGGCGTTGCTGCAATACAGCGCTCGCGGGTCGCGTGCGGCGAACGTTGTGCCGCATCGCGCGCAGTCCAGTTTCTTGCGTTTCCGCGACAGGCTGAGAGTCCGGGCGGCGTCGGATTTGATGCTCATACAGTTCTCCATGGTGTGTGTGTGCAGGCACCACCGCAGTTTAACTTCGGTGGCGCTGTCGCGTCAACTTCGGCGTCCTCCGGCGCGCCAGGCTCAAGGCGCGTGCGGCTTCCTCAGATGGTCCAGTACAGCCGGTAGCACAGCAGCGGAATGGCGGCGACCGATGGCTTTTCAGACTCCGCACATTCCGTCGCATTCATCGAGAAAACTGATCTGCCCGGCCTCTTCCGCAGCCGCCAAATCAACAGCTGACAACGGCACGCAATATCGGTGCATGTACTCTGCCTGCTCCATGTCGCGAACCTGCCCGTTCGCGCGCATCAGCCGGTCAACCTCGACGGCATCAGCCCATGATTCCGGGTCGTTGTCCCGCATATCGCGCCATTGGGCGTCACTGTGATAGGGGCACCCAATGCATGATGATTTGGCGGGCATTGGGTAGCCGTTGCGCTCCATCCATTCCAGGCAATCGCTACGGCTCATTCGCGCTTCGATCAACGGCCACCGGTTTTCTATGTAGCGGTCCTTCGACATTTTCAGGCGCTGAATCTCATCGGTGCTGATCCCGATCCATTGGAACGCAGCAACATTTTTCGGCCCGTGCTGCCCTTTTGCGAGCCCGAGCAATTCGCGGATTTTCCTGCGTATCGGCTGAATTTTGTATTCGTTGGTGCATTGACGGCGGCCCATGCCGCCACCAACAGTAAAGTACGGCACTGAAGAGAAACTGCCGCCGGTGGAATTCCGTTTCGTCAGCGCAGACTCGCGCACGCTGCCAACAGTCACGCGATGGACAGGGAAAGGCAACTGAGTTTCCAGCCAATCAAGCCACGCATACACGTTCCGCGGCTCCCACTGTGTGTCAGCGAAAATGGCGCAATCCGGCATTGGCCCGATTTCGCCGCGCGCGGCCATGAGCGCCATGACGCTGCTTTGCACGCCTGCGCCCAGTGAAATTATGTTGAGCGGTTCCACGCTCAGGCGATCCAGTACAAACGGTAGCACAGCAGCGGAATGGCGGCGACCGCCAGCCAGAACAGCCAGCGGTCGATGCGTTCCTCTTTGTCGTCCAGCCACGCAGCGAGGCGCGGATCATGGTCGATGCCGGCCTCGCGTAGCGTGCGGTAGGCGTCTTTGTCGGTGTTCAATTGCCGTCCTCCTCGTCGAGCAACGCGGCCACCAGCGCCGCGTCGCAGATTCGCTCAAACTCATCCTGCGCATCGCCGCGCGCGCAAAGGTAGTCAGCCCACGCCGTTTCGCGCGCGCGCTCAAGGTCGGCCAACGCCGCGTCACGCGCGCGCAGATACGCATCCAGCGCCGCTTTGCGCAGGCGCTTGTACCTGCCGCGCTTGCCGGCCGGCATCAAGCGCGCCAACCAGTGCACGCTCAGGCCGGCAGCATGCGCCTTGCCGAGATTCGCCAGCGTCAGGCGCGCGCCGCGCGGGAATGTCTCCCTGAACCGCGCGATCTGACTGGGGCATACATTACGCTTGCGCAGCATTTTTTCCGTGATGATCACCGTCCGCCCTCCAGAGCATTCTCTTCATTACTGCAGTTCCCTGAAAGCCTCGCGCACGCGCGCTGGAACGCCCAGGCGCACTGACCAATCCCTGCACTGCTCGCGCGTCGGCAGCGGCGCCTTGCCGGCGGCGATCGCGAGCAGCTCAGTCTCGACCGCGACGCGGTCCTTCAAGCTCGCGCCGAATATCTCGATGGTCTCGCGCGCAAGCGTAAGCTGCTCGTTGACATCGCGCCGGCACGGGTGAGTCTCCGCGCACAGCGGGCAGAACCAATCGGTCGGCGTGTTCAATAGCCGTCCTCCCGGGGATCGTCGCCGAGCGAGAAGCGCAGATACCAGACCGCCTTGCGGATGTCCTGGGCGCCGGGGCCCTTGCGGTCGGCGCGCCAGAGGTATTTGAACGCAGCCAGGCGGCAGTACGTCGCGACTGCCTCGGCGCCGAACGCGGAGTACATCGCGTCGATGCACTCGATCTCACCCTGGTTGTAGTGCGCCGGGCGCCCGACCGGATCGTCGTGCTGCGGCTCGAAACTGCGCGCTTCGTCGTCACTCACTATCCCGGTCATCGAAACATCCTTCCTCTTCCGGTCGTTGCAGGAACAGCGGCGTGCCGGGGCGACGTACGAGCCTGAAGTATTCGCGCGCCGGGGACGGCGACGCCGCGCAGCTCGCGCAGCTGCGCGACGATCGTGCGCGTATCGCGTGTGCCGAAGGTCAGCTCCAGCTCGTTCCACAGCGTGCGCAGGTCATCGCCGGGGCCCGTCAGCTCAACATGCCCTGCGGCCGTTTCGATGCTGCTCATTGCAGGTTCCTCTCTCTCTCTCGAACGTGCTGGCCGGATCGACCAGTCCAGACAGTGCGGCACATTATCGTAGCGGAGTCAAACCCACAGGTACTCGTGGGCGTTGGACCTGCTCTTCTGCACCACCTCGATGATGCCCTTATCCACCAGCCGCTTCAGGACTCTGGTGCGGGTGGCGGTGCTGATCGGCACCAACGTGCGCATCTGCTCCCAGTCGCGCGCGCGACCCTCATACACGGCCAGCGCGAACAGCTTGTCGGTGGCGGTCAGCCCTTTGGCACGCCAAATTCCATCGATCGTCCACGGCTTCACTTCTTGAACCTCTTCGAGCGCCACGGCTTCGCCGCCAGCGGGAGCCCATTGGCCCACGGCGGCACCTCCAACATCACCTCCATCAGGCGTGCCTCGGCCGCGTCGGCGGCCTCCAGATCGCTCTCCAGCACGATCTCGTCGTGGACGTGCATCACGACCTCCCACGCCTCGCTGCCGTCGTCCAGCGCGCGCAGGGCGCGTCGCAGCAGGCTCGCCGCGGTGGCCTGCGTCACGTTCTCGCTCAGCAGCCCGCCCCACAGCTTCATCCGGGGCCAATCCGTCGCGCCGGCCTTGGGCTTTCGGCTCGACTTGGCACAGCTGATCACGCGCTGTTCGCCGAACGGGCCCTCTTCGTAGCTCACCTTGGCGTGCGGGTAGGCGAGCAGCCTGCCGCACGGCAGCAGGCACCAAAGCCACCAGCCGTCGCTCAGGTACGTCACGCGCCCGGCGGCGTACTCCGCGCCAGGGTTGCGGACAGCGTCGCCTGCAGCGCGCTCCAGCGCGTCCCAGAACCGCTTCGCCCACGGGTTGGCGATGCGCCATGCGTGCTTGATGCGCTCGGCCTCGTGCGCGGGCACCACGACTGCGTAGTTGCGCGCCATGGACAGGAACGCCCCGGCGCCGCCGCCGAAACCGAGCGACAGCTCGGCGACCTTGCCGATATGCCGGCGCGGGTCCTCGGGATCGTCCACGCGCTCGCCGTAGATGTTGCTGGCGGCGACAAGGTAGGTGTCCACGCCCCGGCGGTACAGCTCCAGCTTCGCGTCCGCGGTGGGCTCGCCCGAGAGCCACGGCAGCACCCGGCCCTCGATCGCCGACCAGTCGGCGCCGACGAGGATCCCGCCTTCTGGCGCCATCAGCGCGGGGCGCAGCATCGAGCGCAGGGTCTTCATCACGGGCGGCGCGATCGGGAGCCCCTGCACCATCACGGCGCGCAGCGCCTCGGCGTCCCTGGCGGCGTCGCGGGGGATGTTGTGGACCTGAACGCCGGTGCTGCTGAATCGGCCCGTCTGCCCGGCGCCGTTCAGGATGAAGGCGCCGCGAACCCGGCCGTCCTCGGGGTCGGCGCGCCGCGCCAGGGTGAGGAACTTGGCCACGCTGCTGGCCTGCGCGAGGTCAGAGCATTCGATCACGTCGCGCACGGTCGGGTCGATATCACCTTCCCAGTCCAGCAGGACCTCGCGGGCGCGCTTGTCCATGCTGACCTTGCCGGCCTTGTCGGTGATCGCCTCGACGGCGTCCGCGGGCAGTCGCGCGACGACCCACTTCTTCAGACCCTCGCCGCGGACGGCCGTCACCGCGCCCTCGGTCAGGTACTGGATCTCGGCCAGCAGCTCGGCCTCCTCGGCCTTCGCGTACCGGGTGGCGGCGAGGCACAGCTCGCCATCGACCATCACGCCGCGGTCGCAGATGCGCTCGTTGACGCGGTAGTCGGCCAGCTCCTCCTCGGTCAGGTGGCGCATGGCGCCCATGATCGCGCGCTCGGTGCGCACGTCCTGCAGGCAGTAGGCGGCGAATTCCGCGTACAGCGCCGGGTCCTCGTTGTAGGTGCCGTCCTCGCGCGGGATCGACAGCAGTCGGATCAGCTCGGCACCGCGGTGGCCCTTCTGCTGCGCCACGCCGAGCGCACGCGCGCAGTCGCCCAGCGACCCGGGCAGCGCGTTGGCGCGCGCCATGGCGGCGGTGCAGATCCAGCGGTGCAGGGCGATCGGGTGCAGCCCGGGAAACTGCTCGCACAGGGCGCTGTTCCAGCCGAGGCGCTCGAAGCGCGCGTTGTGCGCGGCCACCTGACCGCCACCCGCGGCGTACTGGCGCAGCTTCGCCGGCACAGGCTCGACCAGCGGGCGCCACAGTTCAGGCTCGGTATCGCCGAGCGCCCAGCCGACGAGCGTTATCTCGGTGCGGGGGTCGGCCCAGTAGTTGTACTCGCCCGCGGTGGTCAGATCGACCGGCGAGCGCGTCTCGAAGTCTATATGGAGCGTCACGTTGGCATCCTCCACAGCCTGAAGCCTGGGGATTCAACGACTCGATCGGACAACCGCATGGCGGGGACCCCGGTGTGGTGTTGTTGCCGGTTTTCAGGGGAGCGCCGGCATCCCCGTCAGATCACACCGTGCGGCGACGGCGACGCGGGGCTTGCGGTTCCAGCTCGGGCGCGGCGGGTGCCGGCTCGACCTCGGCCTCGACCTCGGCCTTCGGCGCGACAGTGCCGGTGAGCGCAGCCCACTGGGCCACCGCGAAGATCGGCTTCCAGATGCGGCCGTACTCCTTGTGGCGGTAGCTTTCGTTCTTCAGCTCGACCAGCGGCACGATGGTGTCAGTCTGGGCCATGCGCTCCACGATCTGCCTGATCAGGTTACGCACCGCCTCCTTGCCGCCGTGTGCGGTGGTCTTGAAAATCAGCTCCACGCCCTTGTCGGCGCCGGTGGCGATGACGGCGTTGAACGCCAGCTGCTCGCTGCCAGCGCCCTGCGGGCGCGGATCGGCGACGCTGGCCATGCGCTCGGCGACGACCTTCGACTGCTCCCACAGGATGTAGCCGTGCTGGAACGACGTGGGATCCACGGCGATCAGCGCGCCCTCCTCCACCTCGATGCCCTCGGCACCGTACAGCCACGAGCCGTCGCCCTTATCGAGCTTCAGCAGCTGCCTACCGTCGAACGCGCCCGCACCACTGGCGCTTGCGGCGACCTGTTCCATGCCCTTGCGCAGAGCGTTCAGATCCGCGGGGAGGCCCGCGTTGCGGAACGATGCCGATACTGCGTTGTTGCCGTTCATGTCTTCAGCCTCTTCAGTTCAGGTGTTTGCGAATCGCGCCAGCGCCGCCAGCTCCCGCGGGATCCCGGCCGGGGCTTCGCCTTGCGGCTTCGCCTCGCCCTTCACCAGCTTCATGCCGCTCGACACTGATGCGGTAAGGCCATCCGGCAGCTTCGCCTTTTTCGACTTCAGCGCCTTCTCGGCCTGTGCCGGGCTGACCAGCTCGCGCGGGTACAGCTCGGCATCCGTGCAGCCTAGCGCCAGTAACGCTTCGTATGCAACAGACTCATTCGCCCAGACGCGCGTCGCGCGCTTGGGCACCATCACGTAGCCCGGGATCGCGACCCCGGCCTCGGCCAGCTTGTGCGCGGCGTCGCGCACGTGCCGGGCGAACTCCTCGACGCTGTCCAGTCGGTCCAGCCAGTGCGCCAGCTGATCGGGGCGCAGGTCATCGACCGTGTTCGCCACCTCGTGCAGCGCGGCGCGCACGAGGTCCTGCTTCTCGGGGCAGGCGTGCTTCACCGGGCACCACTTGCAGTGCGCGCCCTCGTGGGCCCTCGCCTTGCCCGACTCCGCGGTGCGGATCGCGGCGCGCAGCGTGCGCTCGAACTTCGCCAGCGTCGCAGGTGTCGTGTACCACACGTCGATGCCCCACGCCGGCTGCACGATCACGATGGCGACGCGCTCGACACCGGAGAACAGGTGCGCGTGCGTGCGCGCTGCAGCGGCGGTGTAGAAGAGCCCCTGCGCATTGTCCTTCGCGCGGACCTCGACACCGGCGCCGAACTTCCAGTCCAGCGTGACGAACGTCTTGCCGCAGCGGCCGATCAGGTCCGCGGTGCCCCACGCCTCGGGGATATGCGCGCCGAAGCCGACCTTCGACTCCAGCAGCACCAGCAGCTCTTGACCTTCCTCGGCTTCGAGGCTGCTGGCGAAGGCGTCGTAGAGGCTGTATGCCTCGGCGACGATCGCCGCGTGGTCGTTGGTGAGGGTGACGCCCTCGACGGTCATGCCCTCGATGTCGGCGACCTCGGCCACCTCTTCGAGGATGAACATCTCGATCGCGCGGTGCAGCGCGGTGCCCTCACGGGCGTAGTCGCTGCCGGTGTCGGGCATCGCGAGGTGGCGGTTGGCGATGCTCCACGGGCAGGCGATCGCGCGACCAGCGGACGAGCCGCCGACGAGGCTGCTGTGCGGCATCAGACATTCTCCACGGTGACGGTGGGAGCCCATTCGAAGGTGTTCGAAAGGGCGAAGCGACTGTTCAAGGCCCGCGCAACAGCGCCCTTGCACGTATCGTGCGCCAGGGCCTTGCGCGTGCCGGGGTAGACGGCGATGGGGCCGGTGCGGCCATGGCGCTCGCGCCACGCGAGATACGCCAGCACTTGATTTTCTACGCGGACGTCCTCTAGCTCCCAGTCCACGCGGCCGGGTTTGCTGCGGAGTTTGGCGAGGTGGCGCTTGGGCACTTTCAGTTCTTTGCGCTTCATGTCAGTTACCTTTGATTGGCCTGTAGGTTAATATGGGCAGCGGTAGGGCGTCAAGGGCTAGATGAGCCCATTCTCGGCGAAACTGTACGGCTCCGCGTCGCCAGCGCCGGGGACGATGAAGTGGTCCAGTACGCGGATGTCGACAGTCTTCAGTGCCGCCCGGAGCTGGTCGGTCAAGTTGCGGTCGGCCTGTGACGGGTTCGCCATGCCGGACGGGTGGTTATGGTAGAACACGACCGCGGCGGCGTTGCACGCCAGAGCGGCTTTGACCACCTCGCGCGGGTAGACGCTGGCGCCATCGATGGTGCCGCGGAACAGCTCCTCGATGCGGATGACGCCGTGCTGGTTGTCAAGGAACAGGCACCCGAACACCTCATGCTCAAGCGTCGCGACGGAGAGGCGCAAGTAGCTGCGCACATCTCCGGGGGACGTCAGCAGGGTGCCGGGCTTGCGCATGCGTTGCTGCAGGACAGCGAGGCAATATTCGATCATTGCGTCATCCGTCATGCGCTCGGGGCGCGTCCGGCTCGGTACGTAGGCGGGGGCGAATTCGGAGCGGATCTTGCGGGCCATGTTGGCGTACTCGTAGTGGTGGTGGTGGCGGCGGCTCACTTGGAGCCGCACTTCGTGCAGGTTACGCGGTCCGCGGTGAGGCCGTGGATCGGGCGACCAGCGTGCTGGCCGGAGGTGCAGCCGCAGCGGGGCCGGCAGCAGTAGAGAACCGGCTTGCCGGTAACGGCGAACGCGTGCTCGTACGTGCCCGGCGCGGTTGGAAGCGACGGGTCCACGCGGCCCACAACGTACTGGCAGTAGAGTGCGTGCACCTTGGCCCCGCTGTAGCGACCCCGGTTGCGCTGGGCGGCGGAGCCGAACTCGTACCGGGTCTCCAGAATCATGTTGTCGCGGACGGTGGTGTTGCTCATCGCTGCTATCCTCGTCGGGTGCCGGTCAACTGCGACCGTGAGTGCAGATTACGCCGGTTTCGATACTGTGTCAACACCCTGCATAAAATATTTTCGGGGCCCGCATGAGAGAGTCAGCCCTCGAAGCCGCCTGCGTCAAGGCATGGTTGCGCTATGGCGGCATTTCGTTTAAATTTACCTCCCCTGCCGTCCGCGGTGTGCCCGACCGGATCTTCATCCGCGACGGCAGGATCTTCTTCGTGGAGTTCAAGGCCGAACGTGGCCGACTCTCGAAGCTGCAGCACCACCACATCGGGCGCATGCGCGCTCAGGGAGTCGAAGTCCATGTCGTCCGCAGCCCCGAGGAATTCATCGCAGTTGCGCGGGTACCAGCAGCGCCTGATCACGCGAATATTCGAAACGGACGCCACCATCGCGAACCTGCCGATGGGAGCGGGCAAGACAGCGATCACGCTGCACGCGGCCGATGAGCTGATCAGCGAGGGTGTCATCCGCCGGGTGCTGGTGGTCGCGCCCTGCAACGTCGCCAAGACCGTCTGGCACGCGGAGGCGGCGCAGTGGACCGCCACCCAGCACATGAGCTTCGCGCTGCTCAGCGGGCCGCGTGCGGCGCGTCTGGCGGCGCTGGAGTGCATCGACCGTGCGCACGTCACGGTGGTGAACTTCGAGAACCTGCAGTGGCTGCTGGCCGAGATGGCGGGGCGCGACTGGCCGTGGGACATGCTGGTGGTCGATGAGCTGTCGCGGTTCAAGGCGCACAACGGCAAAACCTACAAGGCGTTCGAGAAGCACCTGAAGCGGTTCACCATCCGCGTCGGGCTGACCGGCACGCTCACCAGCACCAGCCTCGCCGACACCTTCAACCAAGTCCGCTGCATCGACCTCGGCCTGCGCCTCGGGCGCAGCTTCGATCGGTTCCGCACGCTGCACTTCACGCCGGAGGGATACCCGCCCGCGGTGAAGTGGAACCCGAAGCCTGGCGCCACCGAGGCGGTGATGGGCGCGCTCGATGACCTGATCGTGCGCGTGGCGCCCGAGGAACTGCCGCAGCTCGCCGGCATCCACTACCGCGACGTGCAGGTGCCGCTCGACCCGCCGGCGCGCAAGACATACGAGGACATGGCGCGCGACAGCATCATGCTGGCCGGCGAGGAGCCGATCACGGCGCTGAATTCGGCGGTGCTGGTGGGCAAGCTCGCGCAGTTCGCCAGCGGCTTCGCCTACAAGCCGGACGGCGCGGTGTGGCCGATCCACACGGCCAAGCGCGAGGCGGTGTGCGAGCTGGTGGAGGCGGCGGATACGCCGGTGCTGATGTTCTACCACTTCCTGGAGGACCAGCGCCGGCTGCTGGAATGGATCCCGGAGGCCGAGCTGTTCGACGGGAGCGAGGCGATGGTGAGGCGCTGGAACGCGCGCCAGATCCCCGTCATGCTCGTGCACCCGGCGAGCGCCGGCCACGGGCTGAACCTGCAGCACGGCGGGCGCCACGTGGTCTGGTACAGCGCCACGTGGTCGCGGGAACTGTGGGACCAGGCCAACGCGCGGATCTACCGCGACGGGCAGGCGGAGCCTGTGTTCGTCCACCGCCTGATCGTGGAGGACACGGTGGACGAGGTGCAAGCCCGGGTGCTGGACCAGCGCGGCGACCTCGCGGCGGCGGTGCGTGACCTCGTGGCGCTCGTGTGACGACTTCACAGAACTCGAGTTGACACTGTAACGGTATAGGCGTAACCTTGTGCAAGGTCGCAGTGGGCGACCGCCACTACCGAGGAGAACGTGTGATGTTGGAGCTGCTGGGTATCCTTTTCCTGTGCCTGCTGCTATGGCCGCTCGTCGCCATTGGCGTGTACGCGGCGGCGGTCGCGGGGGCGCTGTGTCTCGTGGTGCTGGTGGGCGTGGCGATCGTGGAGATGGCCGGCATACCGGCCGATCTCGAAACGTCGATCAGCATGGGCGTGGCGATGCTGGTGAGCGTCGTCATGCTTGGGCTGTCGCTGGCGGTGGTCGTCGCGCTCACCATCGGCTGGTGCTACGACGCCGCAGGACACCCGCGCCCGCGCTGGGTGCGGCGTTTCCTTGCCAAAATGGCCGGCTCAAGCGTAGCCTAGCTGACCGCACGAAAACATCGCCCCGGGCTTTTGCACCGGGGCTTTGCATCCGCCATCGAAACGGCATCCATACGACCGAGGACGCACACCATGGACGATTAGCGCGTAGCCTGGCCGACCGCACAAAAACAACGCCCCGGGCTTTCGCACCGGGGCGCTGCATCCGCCACCACGACGGCATCCATACGACCAAGGAAGTACATTATGGACGGCTCAATCCGTACCGAAGCACAGACGAGCGAGCGCATTGAAGCACAAGATATGGTGTTCGACAAGAGAGCGGCATACCACAGCTTGCACGCCTTCTTCGACCACGTGTACGACGGCAAGGCACGCGAGCCGGTGATCGACGAGGCCGTGACGATCGCCAACGCCACCCGCGAGGGCGGATACCCGGGGCGCGCGATGCCGCGCCACCCGAGGGGCACGGTGGACTTCCGCCGGCTGTTCGCCTCTTGCTCGACCTACCGGGTGGACCCCGCCGCCTTCGACGCCGACCGATTCGTCGCCCGCACCTTCGACCTCGCGCACACCCTGCACTGCGTCCTCGCCGACGACGTCGGCACCAAGGCCGAGCCGCCGCCTCTGCCGCCCACGTGGATCATGGAGACCTCGCCCGACAACTTCCAATGGGGCTACAAGATCAGCGCGGTGCCGGTCACGCCGCAGGTCATCGCCCAGGCCGACGCCATCACCGCGGCGCTCGCCGCGCGCGGGTGGTCGGACCCGGGCATGAAGGGCGTGGGGCGGCTCTTCCGCGTGCCCGGATCCGAGAACGGCAAGACCGCCAAGGGTCCGGCCTACGCGGCGTTCCGCGCCCGGCTCGTGGAGGCGCACTGGGAGCGCGTGTACACGCTCGCTGAGCTGGCCGAGGCATTCGATGCGCCCGAGGCCAAGGCCAAGCCGCGGCGCGCGCCAGCGGCTGCCGTGGACGCCTCCGGGCCGGCCCCCGATGAGGTCCTCGACTGGCTGGCGGCAGAGGGCCGAGTGATCGGGCAGCCGAGCGCCGGTGGCTGGGTGCCGATCCGATGCCCGTGGATCGACGAGCACACCGACCAGGCCGAGGACGGCACCGCCTACCGCCCGCTGGCGACCGACGCCGAGGGGCACGCGTCGCGCGCGTTCAAGTGCCACCACGGGCACTGCGCCGAGCGCGACACGCGCACGTTCCTCGACTGGGTGCAGGCGCAGACCGAGCACGAAGCCCGCGAGGCGCTGGCGGCGCTGGTGCGGCGCGAGCGCCAGCGGGAAGAGGCCAAGGCGATCGGCGAGGGCGCGCGCACGCGACCGGCGCTCGCCACCCGCGCGCCGATCATGTCGCGCGAGTTCATGCGCGAGCGGCTGGTGCTGCTGTCGGACGGCGCTCGGGTCCTCGACCGGCTCGATCCGCGGTGGCCGCTGTCCAGCGAGGACGCGAAGGCGTTCTACGCGGCCAGCCGGACGCTGGTGCCGCAGTTCGACGAGGACGGGCCGAAGCTGACCGCCGGCGGGAAGCAGAAGGTGAAGGAGGTGCCGACGCTCTCGCTCTGGCAGCAGGACCCCGGCCGCATCACCGTCCACGGGACCACGTTCGCGCCGTCGGAGGGCGAGCTGTGCAACGACCCGCAGGGGCGCGCCTGCATCAACACGTTCCAAGGCTTCGAGGCGCGCGTGGCGGGCGACTGCCGGCTGATCGTGGAGCACGTCGAGTGGCTCTTCGGCGACCGGGCGGGGGAGTTCCTCGACTGGCTCGCGCACATCGAGCAGCACCCGGGCCAGCTCGTGCATCGCGTGTGGCTGCACGTGAGCGACTACCAGGGCACCGGGCGCAACCTCATGGCCTGTTTTCTCGCGCGCGTCTGGGCGCGTCACGTTGCGCTCTGCGTGGACATCAAGACCATGGCCGGCGACGGCTTCAACGGGCACCTCGGCGGCAAGCTGCTGGCGGTGATCGACGAGATCCGCGAGGGCGGCAACGAGCGGTGGGCGCACGCGGAGGCGTTCAAGCAGGCGGTGACCGCGGCCGAAGTGCGGATCAAGCCCAAGTACGGGCGCGAATCGATCGAGTTCAACTGCAAACGGTGGCTGATCTTCTCGAACCACCGCGACTGCATCCCGCTCGACGAGGGCGACCGCCGCATCGAGGTGGTCATCAACCCGTGCAGGCCGCACGACGTGGCCTATTACGCCCGCCTCGCCGCGGCGATGGAGGACCCGGCGGTGGCGTCGGCGTTCGGCGCGTTCCTCGCCGAGCGCGACCTCAGGGCATTCCAGCCGGGCGCCCACGCGCGCTTCACGGAGGACAAGGACGACGTGCTGCGCCAGTCCCGATCGGCGAGCGTGGCGGCGCTGGCGGACTACCTCGACGAGGCCAGGCACTCCCTGTTCACGTCCAGCGAGCTGGAGGGCGTGATGCAGGTCCCGTCTGTCGGCGGATCGGCGGGCAAGTTCAAGATGGCGGTGGCCGCGGCGGGGCTGATGAAGGTGGGCAAAAAGCGACTGGGCGGAGGGCGCCGCGAGACGCTGTACTGCCGCCGGGACGAGTACCTGCGGTGGAAGGACGCTACCGAAATCGCGGAGGAAGAACTGGCGCCGAAGCTGCACTGAGGCGGGGGCTGGTCCCAGTGGTCCCAGATGGGCTCAGCGGTCATATAGTACGGCAAATAAAAAAGTGACCTTTTTGAAATACCAGACGTATAAGGGGCTGAGCCCATCTGGGACCAGCTGGGACCAGGCGCGGAGGGCGGTTGCGGCGGGGGCGCGGTTGCGCCTAGACTGGACGCATGGCTTTCAGCCCCTATGCACCCGCCGCGCCGCCACCGCCCGGCTACCCGACGCGGCGCAGCCCGCGAGTGAAAGCCATCGCGGCGTCCGATCGACGGCTGCGGGTGAAGCTGTCGGAGGGCGTGGTGCGCCATCTGCAGGCCGACTGGGAGCGCCACGGCGCGGCGGCGATCCAGCGACTGCGGGAGGACCATCTGCCCGACTACGTGAAGGCGGTGCTGTCGATTCTGCCGAAGCAGGCGCAGATCGAGGTGACCAGCGACGGGCCGCTGGTGGTGTTCGACTTCCGGGGCCGGGAGGCGTCGCAGTCCGACCCGCTCACCGTGGCGCCCGAGGACGGAGAGCTGCTCAAGGGCGACGCGCCCGACGAGGAGCTGGTAGACTGTCCCCCCGACGAGCCCGTGCCCACGTGGGCCAGCGAGGAGTCGAACCCATGGTGACCCGGTGAGGCACGCACAGAACCCGCTGGCGCGCTCGAAGCTCGTGGCACCCGATGCCGCGGCGCTGATTGCCTACAAGCCGCAGGGCAGGACGCTGGAGCGGTTCCACAGGTCCCGTGCCTACTTCCGCTGCATCATCGGCCCGCTGGGCTCTGGCAAGACGCAGGCGGTCATCGCCGACATCCTCGACCTGATCGACACGACCGCGCCGGGCCCGGATGGGGTTCGCCGCTCAAGGTGGGCTGCGGTCCGGAACACGTACCCAGATCTCCAGA